GGATCGTCTACATCACGTTCACCCCGCTCGAGGGGGCTACCGAGGTCGTGCAGTCGTTCATGCCGGCCAAGATGCTCAACGAGATCATGGAGCAGTTTCGCCGTGGGGTTTAACCGGGTTCGTGACGGGATGCGACCCTGCATTGCGTGCGGCTTAACGCTCCCTGTTGCCGAGTTTCCGGCTTATCCATACATCACGCGGCAGGGAAAGCCGAGCGTGCGCTATGACTCGCGCTGCCGCGCTTGCTCCCGTGAACGAGTCCGCTGTAGGCGGGCAGACCCATCCAAGAGGGAAAAGGATCGTGTCGCTTCGATGGAATGGAAGCGGGCCAATCGTGACCGGCTGGCATCTCACCAAAAGACGAAACGAGCCACCGATCCGTTGTTCAGGCCAGCAAAGGCTGCCTATCAGCGTGCTCGCAAAGCCAGGATGCGCTCCGGCTTGGGGCGCGGACGCAACGACCCCGAGATTCTGTCGATCTATGCCAATGCCAAGGCCATGGAGGCCAAGTTAGCCGCCTGCGTCGAGTGCGACGACCCGCTGGAAATGGCTATGCATGTCGATCACATCGTTCCGCTCTCAAGAGGCGGCCGACACGTTCCGTCGAATCTTCGGATCGTCAGCGCTCGCGAGAATCTGCGGAAAGGGGCGCGTCATGCCTGAGATCAATCCATCAAAGTATCTGGTGCTTGCTGGCTGGAATGACTGCCCGCACCTGGGCGAGCAGGACAAGATCGAACTGCGCCGGGCGTTCGCCGCGCGCCCCCACGAACTCAAGGCCCGCGAAATGGGCATCCCCGTGCTGGGCAGCGGTGCCGTGTTCCCGGTGAACGAGGACGACATCCTGATCGACCCGATCCCGATTCCCGACAACTGGCCGCAGATCGGCGGCATGGACTTCGGCTGGGATCACCCGTTTGCCGTCGCCCGCCTCGCGTGGAACCGCGACATCGACTGCCTGTACGTCATCGCCGACTTCCGCCAGTCGCAGATGACGCCCGTGATGGCGAAGGTCGCCCTGCACACCTGGGACAAGTGGCTGCCCTATGCATGGCCCCACGATGGCCTGCAGCACGACAAGGGCAGCGGCGAGCAGCTGGCCGAGCAGTACGGGGCCGCCGGGTTCGACATGCTGCCGGAGCGCGCCACGTTCCTCGACGGGTCCAACGGGCTCGAGGCGGGCATCAGCGAAATGCTCGACCGCATGATGACCGGCCGCTGGAAGGTCTTTTCGACGTGCGCGCTGTGGCTTGAGGAATTTCGCCTTTACCACCGCAAAGAGGGCCTGATCCAGAAGATCCGCGACGACGTCATCAGCGCCAGTCGGTATGGACTAATGATGAGGAGATATGCGCGGTGCAGGCCTACGAGAAAGCTCGCCGTCAAAGTGAAACCAAATTGGAGAGTGTCGTAATGGTGACTCTGGAAAGGGCTCGCGAGCTTTTCGCGCTCGATGCTGCCGGTATTTTGCGATGGCGCGTGAACCGTAAGGGCGGCGTGAAGGCCGGCGAGCCTGTGGGCTGCGACAACGGGCGCGGCTACCTGCGTACCTCAGTCGATGGCCGCCAGGTGCTCGTCCACCGGCTGATTTGGCTCATGACTCATGACGAATGGCCCGCCAGCGAACTCGATCACATCGACCGGAACACGCAGAACAACCGCCCAAGCAACCTGCGGCTCGCGAATCGTCGCATCAACCTATCGAATCGCCGTCCGCTGGGCGAATCCGGTGCCGTGGGCGTCAGCCGTAACGGCAATGGATGGCAGGCGAGGCGCTTTCACCGTTACCTCGGCACGTTCCGCACGATCGAGGAAGCCGCTGAAGCGGCAAGGAGGGTCGCATGACGAATCCCCACGGCGTTCCGCACGCCCATAACTCGACGCCTTACCCGACCCGGCCGCGCTGGATGCTCGTCTACCGGCTGCCCGGCGACCCCGATCCGCACCAGCGGGCCTACGACGTGCTGCGCGAGGCCGAGGCCCGCAGCCGTCTCGCGGCCGAAGTGCCGGACGCCTACTCGATCTCGGCCACGTTCAACGAAGTCCCACTCTAGGAGCACCCACATGGGCATTACCGTCGGCGGCGACACCGCTTGGAAGGTCTACAGCCGCGGTCCGATCGCCGCTGCGTTCCATTGGATCAACGGCGAGCCCGCCATGGTCCTGTTTCCGACCAAGGGCCGCATGATGCTGAACGGCTGCATGCCCTATGCCCTGCCCCTGTCGCGAGCCCATGAGCTCGTCAAGGACGGCACCGACGGCAGCGTGGTCGATTCGGCGATCCTGTGGGACCGCGCGACGACGGCAACGCGCGTCATGGGGTTCGGCACCGACGCCCAGGTTGCCATGAAGGTCGCCGACGTCATCTTGAACGGCCTCGATGATCTCTGCGACATGCCGCCGGAGCCCGAAGTGCTGGCGGCCAAGCGCGAGCCCGCTCCAACCGGAGAACTTGAGGTTAGGGTTGCCGGCGAAACGGTCTTCCAGGGTGAGGCATAGCCGGTGGACTCCCTTCGCGTCGTACACACGATGACCGGCAACGTGCCGGAGGTCGAAGATCGCCCGGAAACCGCCGATCGTGAAGACGCCGCGCTGACTGCGAAGTTCTCCAAGCTGCGATCGTGGCTCGAGCATGAGCGGGATCGGCAGGCTGAAAACCGCGCCGAAATGGCGATCGACGCCGATTACTACGACGGCCTGCAATGGTCCGAGGAAGACGCCCGCGAGATCGAGGCGCGCGGCCAGGCACCGCTCGTTTTCAACGAGGTCAAGGTGTCGATCGACTGGATCCTCGGTGCGGAGAAGCGCAACCGGGTCGATTGGCGCGTCCTGCCACGCGAGGCGAGCGACAGCGAAGGCGCGACGATCCGCTCCAAGGTGCTCAAGTACCTCTCCGACGTCAATCGCACCCCGTTCACGCGCTCCCAGGCCTTCGCCGAGGCGGCCATCAGCGGCCTCAGCTGGCTGGAAGACTCGCTTTCGATGGACGCGACCGACGACGTGCTCTATTCGGGCCATGAGTCGTGGCGCAACGTCCTGCACGACAGCTACCACAAGCGGCCCGACGGCAAGGACATGCGCTACCTGTTCCGGTGGCGCTACCTCGACCTCGACGTAGCCCAAGCCCTCTGGCCGAAGCACTCCGCGGCCCTTGAGCGCATGGCGATGGGCGCCGACCAGCTGACGGCAGACGCCGACGACGAGCTCTGGTACCTCGGGGCGAACCTGCGCGACCCGCAGACGCACCGCGCGAGCGCGACCCGCAGCCTGTCGATGACCGGATCGAGCGTCGATAACGACCGCAGGCGCGTGAAAGTCTACGAGGGCTGGTATCGCGAGCCCGAGGAAGCCAAGGTGCTCTTTGGCGGCGCCTACCATGGCGACATTTACAACGAACAGCTGCCGGCGCACCAGAAAGCGGTGCAAAGCGGCAGCTGCGACGCGGTCAGCGCGATCGTGCTGCGCGTCCGCCTGGCGTTCATGACCGATGCGGAACTGCTCGAGGACTGCGAGACGCCTTTCGCGCACAACCAGTTCCCGCTGACGCCCCTGTATTGCTTCCGCCGCGGTCGCGACGGCATGCCCTACGGCCACGTCCGGCCGATGCGCGACCCGCAGATGGACATGAACAAGCGCATGTCGAAATCGCTGTTCCTGCTCTCCGTCAACCAGCTGATTGTCGAAGAAGGCACGTTCTCGACCGAAAAGGACGGCTACACGCTGCAGGACGCGCTCGACAACGCCAGCAACCCGCAGGGCTATTTCGTCCTGAAGCGCGGCGACGCCAAGTTCGAGATCCGCCGCGACTTCGCCGAGATCCGCGGCCACTCCGAGATCCTGGCCCTCGACCGTCAATTCCTGCAGTCCGCCTCGGGCGTCACCGACGAACTGCTCGGCCGCCGCACCAACGCGACCTCGGGCACGGCGATCACGGCCCGGCAGGAGCAGGGGCAGATCGCGACGGCCGGGATCTTCGACAACTACCGGCTCGCAATCAGCGTGAGCGGCCAGAAATCGCTGTCGAACGTCGAAAAGTTCTACTCGATGCCGAAGGTCATCCGCCTCACCGAGACACAGGTAGGCGAGGCGCAGCCGAAAATCGACTGGGTCAACATCAACCAGCCCGAACTGCAGCCCGACGGCTCCGTGAAGTTCCTCAACGACATCACTCAGTCACACGCTGATTTCGTGGTGGACGAGCAGGACTACCGCGCCACGATGCGCCAGGCGATGTTTGAGCAGCTGCTCGAAATGCTCAAGATCGTCGCCCCGGTCGCGCCGGCGATCGCCATTGGCCTGCTCGACATCGTCGTAGACGCCAACGACTTCCCCGGCAAGGAAGAAATGATCCAGCGCATCCGGCAGCTGATCGCCGAGGCGCGCGGCGAGGCCAAGACGCCCGAGCAGAAGGCCGAGGAAGCCGAGGCCGCGATGCTGCAGAAGCACGCCTTCGCCGCGAAGATCGCCGTGGACGAGGCCAAGGCCGACAAGACCGACGCCGAGGCCGACCAGATCCGCGCCATGCTCGATGCTGGCATGGTCGCCGTGGACCTCGAGCGCACCCCGCAAGGCGAGGCCCCGGCCGGCGGCAGCAAATCAATGGCCCCGGCGGAAGGATCAGCGCAGCCAAGCGGACCCCCCGCCGCCCGCGGCGCCCCGCCGCCTGGGGCCGCCCCCGATCCGATGGCGCGCGAAGGGCAGGCAGCGACCCTCGATGCCATGGCCGCGATGCTCGAGCAGGGGCAGCAGTTGCAGGAGTTCATCCGCCAGCAGGGCGCGATGGCAATGCAGCAGAACGCCCAGCTTCGCTCCGAGCTCGCGCAGTCCATGCAGCAGATCGCCGCCGCCATGCAGCAGTTCGCCGCCATGGCAGGCCAGCCCGGCCGCCAGCTGCAGCCCGTCGGCCCGCGCAGCAAAGTCATTCGCATCACCGACCCCGAGGGGCGGCTGATCGAAGCAACCGTTGAGTCCAACCAGTAGGAGATTCCGCCAATGTTCGCATCCATCCTGAACCGCGCCCGCGCCCTTGCCCTCGTCGCGCTGGTTGCGTTTACCGCCCTCGCGCCGCAGGCCTCGCAGGCCCAGGCGTTCAGCGATTACGTCGAAAACAAGATCGTGGACCTTCTGGTTCGCGGTCAGACCTTCACCCCGCCCGCCACGATCTACGTCGGCCTGTCCACGACGGCGTGCAGCGACAACTCGTTCGGCACGGAAGTCTCTGGCAACAACTACTCGCGCGCTTCGGTTACGGCGTCGCTGGCGAACTTCGCCGGCACGCAGTCGTCGGGCAGCACGACGGCCTCAAGCGGCACGGGCGGCCAGACCAGCAACAACGGTGCGGTGAACTTCGCGACCCCGTCGGGGACGTGGGGCAACGTGACGCATTGGTTCCTGGCTGACGCCGTCAGCGCCGGCAACCTGTTGATCTGCGACGACCTGACGGTGCCGAAGACGATCAATAGCGGCGACACCGTCTCGTTCGCGATCGGCGCCCTGACCGTCACCGTGCAGTAAGCAATGCAGGTCGATGTCTCCGAGGCTGGATGGCTCGAGCTCTGGCGTGGCGCGACCCTCATATCGCGTCATCGCCAAGAGCGCGAGGCATGGACCAGCGCCCTGCGGCACGCCAACACGGCGGGCCCCGGAGATTATGAGCTTCGGCGCGGGATCATCCGCATCCGCGTGACGGCGTCGGCCGTCGCACAGTCAGCGGGGGAGATCGACGCCACCTTGGGGCTGCCATGAGCGGCCCGGCCTGGTTCCTGCGGCTCCGCGACACCGCTCCAAATTGGACCGAGCGTTATGCAGCGATCGAAGCAGCCCTTACCGAGGGCCTGCTCGACAGCGCGACACTCGGCGAATACCTTGCAGAAGGAACGCCAACCGCCCGCGCTCAAGCGGTCCTCGATGCGCTTGTCGATCCCGTTACAGTCCGTGTCTACGACGGCGACGGCACGATCATGGGCCAGGGCACCATGCGAACGCCGTGGGCCACGACGGCAGGCGGTGTCATCACTCTCGGCGAGGTCACGCAGTTCGTCGTTACGCAGAGCGGCACGCCGGATCCGGCCAGCTGGTATCTGCGCTTTGAGTCAGGAACGCGATGGGTACGCGGCAGCTTCGGCCTCGTTGGCAGCCTGGCCGCCTGCACTTGGTCGCTTCCGACATGGGAAGCCGGTCAGAACGGTACGATCGGCACGGTCACGATCGGCGTGCCGTCGGGTTCCGCGCCGTCACTCGTCGGCGCAGCCAGCGCCCTGACGTTCACGGAAGGCGTCGGCGGGACCTACAATTTCAGCGGCTTCGCAAGCGATCCAGACGGCGGCGCGATCGCTTATTCGCTTGTCGGCACGCCATACGTCGGCATCAGCATCAATCCGACCAGCGGCGTCTTGAGTGTTGAGACGACAGCCTCCGCGGCTGTTCGCAACCTGATCGTGCGCGTCACCGACGCTGGCGGCTTGAGCTCGGACTGGCCGGTGACGGTCACGATTTCAAGCGTGTCACAGGTGAAGTGGCACCCAGGCCATTACGCAAGGACAAACCAGCAAACGACGCCCTCCGTCTATGCGGCGCGTCAGACCGAATACGCGACGACCGCGGGCTACAGCAATATCGTCGGGGTCGCTTTCGAGATCAAATGGGGCTGGCTTGAGCGGACAACGCAGGGAAGCTACGACCTGACCTACCTCGAGCGCGAGATTGCCTACATCGCCTCGCTTGGCAAGAAAGCCATCATCAACATCGGGCACCTCAATTTCAGCGGCAGCGTTCCCGCCGCGCCGCAGGGCACCGCTGAGACGCTGCAACGCTGTACGCCGGACTATGTGATCCAGAACGGTTGGGCTGGCAACCAGAACGGATACGCAGGCTGGGGCGCAAGACTGGACATTGCCGGGTGCATGGATCGGTACATCGCGCTGATCCAGCACCTCGGAGCGGCTTACAACGGCGACCCCCGAGTAGCTGCAGTCACGATCGGCGAGACATCAAGCAATCTCACCGGGTACAACACCAGCAATGGCTTGGCGCAATGGCTGAGGGTGCCGCAGTTGGCGCGAGCGGCATGGCCGACGACACCGTTTTTCATCGCCAACAACTACCTCAACAGTCGGGCGGACACAAAGACGCTGACTGACCGCATGGTGCTGCACGGCATCGGGATGAACGGGCCGGACATTTACACCTACGACAGCCCGGACAACGAGTCATGGGGCGCGTCGTGCATCCGTGGACGTGGCGGGGACTTTGGCACGACTGACTCGCGGGCCGTCGTCGGGCAAATGTTTGAGATGCAAGTCATCCGTGGGACATCCAGAACGAAGTCTGAGATCAACAACCTCGCGAACAACGAGCGCAAAAACAACTTCACGGTCTGGACGATATACAACGGGTTTGATCCGCCCGAATACGGGCCTCCCTATGCGCCGTGCCCTGAGTTCCGCTGGGAATCAGCGACGGGTGTGCGGCAGTACATCAACAACTCTGCGAATGCGGTCACGAATACTACCCTGCCTAGTGCGTGGGCCGCTCCGCCACCGTCGGCCGGCATCGTGATGCACAACACGACCTGGGAAACCGACCCGACTTCTGCCGACGTGGCTCCCGCTGGTTGGTCACTATCGAACACGGGCGGCACGGGCGACACGCGCTCGTTCCAGACGACTACGCCGCGCACCGGCACGAAGTCGATGCGCTTCACCCTGACGCGTAACTCATCGGCGGATTGGCGCAACGAATACTCATCTGGCGTCGGTGACACCGTCCCGTTCTGCACATCGGCGGTAGTCCCGCAGCCGATCGAGCAATGGGTCGGCTATTCGATGCGGCTGGTGAGTCCGTACCCAACGGATACGACGCACAGCGAGGTCATCGGTCAATGGCACAACGGCAACACCGTGCAGGGAACGTGGGCCGGCGGGATATCCCGCTGGGACAGCTCCCCTGTGCTGGCGCTGTGGACGTGGACGAACGGCAACCTCCGGTTGATCGGACGCTGGTGCGACCTGATCCCGGCGAACAGCAGCCGGCCGTCAATGGGTTCCGAGTATTACGGTGCCGGGTACGAATGGCGCTGCACCATCGGCGCGCTGTCCGATTACGCGGGCATCTGGTCTGACTGGGTGTGGCGCGTCGTGTGGGACTGGCGGCAGCGGGGGGCGGCGCAGAACCCGCTTATTCAGTACCCGTCGAACTGGATGGATGCATCCAACAGCGGCGGCACGGGCCTCGTCCAGCTATGGACGAAGCGGGCTGGAGAATCTGTTTACACGCAGAGGCTTAACTACGTCGGTCCGGTTGGATCGAACGACTACCAGTCAGCGCCCCTTCTGCAAGGCGCGATCCCGTACTACAAATTCGGCATCTACAAGCGCGGCTGGGAGATCGGCGCCAGCAACGTCACGACTCGGCACATCGAGTACGACAACATGAAGATCATTCGCAACGGCGGCTCGTTCAACGATGTTGCGCCGGGAGGGAATCCGTAATGGCATGGGGTAATTCACCTACAGTAGGCACCTGGGCGGCAGACGAAGGCACGAATCGCGTCTTAACCCCAGGAACTCCATCGGGGTCCGGCGGGATATTGCTGGCGTTCGGATTCTCACGGGAAGCGGCCATCACGGTCAGCGCGTCTACCGGATGGACAGCGATCGTCAACAGCGGGCGCATCGCGCTTTTCGCTAGAGTCTCAGATGGCGGCGCCAATGATTCGTTGTCGCTAACCTTTACTGGCTCCACAAGCGCCTGCGCAGTTGTTAGTCGCTGGTCAGGCGGAAACACGAATCTCGGATCTCTACTGAACCTTTCGGCAAATTGGAGCACGTTTTTTGCCGCCGAAACATCGCCCAATGGCAATATCTGGTGCGCCGGGATCACCCCGAGCGTCAACAACTGCTTGGTGATTCGCGGTGGCCTGACTAGTAACGACGATGGTACTTGGACGACTGCACCGGCTGGCGACACGATGCTGTCCGAGTACCAATACAACGCCGTTGGTTCGGACATGAGCGCGGCGGTGTGTTATCGAATCCAGACGACGGCATCAGCTGTCGCTGCCGGAGACATCACAAACGGCGGCGCGTCAAACGACGGATACACGTTCGCGGCGGCTCTAACGGAGGGGGCGCTTAGCAAGTTCCTAAAGGCCCTCACTCACCCGAGCGCCGCCAATGCAACTGGCGTCGAAGTGGTCGTGCATAGCGCCCCAGGCGGCAGCAACTACATCACCGGCACGACCCGCTACGGGTCTGCGAACGGAAAGGCCTTTGAATCAGCGACCGAAGGCACCGGCGATGCCGAACGCGCCGTGCTCAAGGTTCCTGCGGCCGACGTCGGCTGCAGCGGGCTCGCCGTCGATACGGTCGTCGCTGTCTGTGCTCGCAACGCCACGCTAACCACCGGGGTCATCCCCGGCACGATCATCGAGGAGTGAAATCATGCGCTATTCATTGCTGGCCCTTCTGCTGCTCGCGTTCTCAACGCATGCAGTTCCGACTGTCACGATCACCGCAACGCCGAGCCAGGCGATCAGTCCGGCCTCGGTCACGCTCACCTGGTCATCGACGGGCGCCTCGTCCTGCGCGGCGTCCGGCGGCTGGTCGGGCACCAAGGCGATCAGCGGCACGCAAACCCTGACCGACGTTCGCGCCTCGGCGACCTACACGCTGACGTGCAGCGAGGGCAGCGGCAGCGCGCAGCTGTCTTGGACGGCACCGACGACCAACACCGACGGCTCACCGTTTACCGACCTGGCCGGTTTCAAGGTGTACGCGGCCACCAGCGCGGCCGGCGTAGACGCGGCCACGCCGATTCCGGTTGCTGCGACGGTCAGGGCCTACATGGTGACTGGCCTCGCGGCCGGAACATGGCATTTCGGCGTCAAGGCGAGCAACGCCCAGGGCATCGACTCCGACATGAGCGCCAAGCCGACCAAGGTAGTGACGCTCGCCAGCGCCTCGAGCAGCGCGGCAGTCACGATCAACACCAAGCCGACGGCCCCGGTCGTCACGGTCGCCACGACAGCGCGGCTGTGGCGCAACGGCCTGCAGCAGCAAGTCGGCACGGTCGCGCTCGGCCTGCCGTGCGGAGCGATCGTAAAGGACGCCCGCAAGAAAGCCGACTGGTACGCGATCCCGCGCGAGTCTGTTGCGCTCAGCAAGAAGGGCGCCAAGCTGCCGGCTGACGCGGTCATCGTGGCGAAGTGCGCGTGACCTGACGCGGCCAGGAAGGAGTAACCCGTGGCGACCCGGCTGAAAACCGTCAAGTACGCCTTTCCGGCGCTGGCGTCGCTGACGAACAACGCGCTCACGAATCTCACGCAGATCACGATCTACCTGCCAGAGACGGGCACCAAGACCTTCCGCAGCGTCGTCGCGACGGTGACGATGGATGACATCATCACCGCCACGGGCGGCACCGTGACGACCAAGACCCTGAACCTGCGGTTGGGAGCCGCAGGTTATACCAGCGTCGCGAATGGCAACACGCTGACCAACTCGGGCGAGAACCTGTCGCTGTATTTGGCGCAGGACTACACCGCGCACTTCAATACGAACTGGTCCGGCACTTCGATGACCTGCGACTTCCAGTTGCAGATCAACCAATCGACCGGCACGACGCTGGGCATGGTCAATGTCTGCGTGACCCTCGACATCACCTACGAGTACGACGACACCAGCACGACGCAAGTCAAGACGGTGATGATCCCGCTGAATATGCCGACGGGAGCGATGGACACGTCGGCGACAACGCGGGACACGATTCCGGCGCTCGACACCTACCTGCCGGAGGCCAGCAAGGTCTACCGCAACATCCATGTGGTTTTGCAGGGCAATGAGGCGCGCAACGCCGCGACCACCGACCACACGATGACTCTGCGCGTCGGCACGGCTACCGTCACGACGGGCAACTACGAGGGCGCCCTCGCCTCGGATCGGTTTTTCCGATATGTATGGGAACTGACGAGCGCATGGCCCAGCACAGCCGCGACGCAAAACTGGCAGCCGACGGCGACCATTGCCCGCTGCAACCACGCGCAGGCCTACCTCGTCGTCACCTACGAGTACAATGAATCGACCTCGACCAGCATCATGAACTCTGTGATGCTGCCGCTCGCTGTCGATTCGCCGATGGGCGGCACGACCTCGAGCGACTACCAGCGCGGCACGCGAGAACTGTTCATTCAGGAACCTGGCACGATCACCGGGCAGCGCATCGCGTTTTTCCCGTTCTGGACGCAGGCGGCGGCGATCGGCGGCCTCAACATGCGGATCGGCACGGGCTCGTTTGTCGCGTACACCGACACGGCCTCGGTGCTGTGCGGCACCAATGCGGCGATGATCCGCAACGATTCGGCCTTCACGCTGGCGCGAGGCCGCAATTCGCTCAACTTCGACGCCTACCGAACCGATACGGCCGACTTCGGCTGGAATTGCTCTGGTTTCTGGCTAATCAACTACACCAGCGGGAAATCGTCGCAGGGCAGCGGCGCGCACAACCACACCGTCGAGTGGGGCATCACGCAGAACGGCACGGCGGCGGCGGCGACATGGCAGGCGATTTCCGCATTGGCTCCGACCATTCCCGAGGCCAATTACTACATAACGGCCATCGGCATTCGTCTTGCCCACCTTTCCAGCACGGTTCCAGCCGGGTTCATCGTGCAAGTCGAGCGGCTGGCGGCAGAGGGCGGCGTTACCTGGGAAGTGGTCTATCAGGATCAGGTGTCGAGCGACGCCGAGATTGGCGCATATTTTGCGTTTGCGCAGATGCGACTGCTGTTCAAACGCTGGCCCGGCGACACCGACGCGGACCGCATGGACATCGAGACAGCGCGGCGCTGGCGAGTGTTCAACTTCGCTGTGGCCGGCTGGAACTCGCTGTCCATGCTGCTCACTTACCACACGATCACGTTCACGGCCGCCGACTCCATCAGCGGGTTTACGGGCACCGTGAATCTCGCGCTGCACCGCGCTGGATCCGGCGAGAAGGTGCTTGCTACTTCCCGAAGCGGAGACGGGGCCTTTTCCTTCACTTGGTTCGACAACACCGAGGAATTATTCGTCAGCGCGGATGACGGTACCAATGTAGGGCGCTCCGCGCCGACGCTCGCCAGCGGTAGCCCGTAAGGAGTCGCGAGAATGGCCTTCACGGTCGTTGCAAATAGCGGCTCAGGGTTTGGGATCACGCTTGAAAGCGGGTCACCGCAGGCGCTTGAGGGCGCCGCGACGGCTGGCGCTACGGCGAGCGGTGCAATCAACGTCACGAAACCGCTGGCCGGCGACGCGATTGGCGCTGCCGCCGCATCTGGCGATCTGACAGCTGGCGGTCCGGTTCACGCATGGTTCCCGCGGCTGACGGGCAGCGCCGAGTCCTGGCAGCCGCGTAACCAGACCACCGAGTACCACCTACTCGCCGGATCCGCGACGGCCGGGGCCACGGCATCCGGCGATCTGACGGCAACTGCCGGCGGCACGGCGCAGGAGCTCGAGGGCGCCGCCCTGACCTCGGCGCAAGCCGACGCTGCGCTGGCGGTTGCGAAGGTGCTGGCAGGAGCCGCGGCCGCCTCTGCACAGGCATCGGGGGCCGCCTCAGTCGTGAAGCTGCTCACGGGAGCCGCAGCGGCTTCCGCGCAGGCATCCGGCGCCCTGACGGTCGCCAAGCCGCTTGCCGGTCAGGCAATCGCGGGCGCATTGGCCTCGGCCGGGATCACGCTCGGCAAGCCGATCGCCGGGGCAGCCATCGCCGGGGCCGCTGCGAGCGGTGCGCTGTCCATCACTAAGCCGATCGCCGGGGCCGCACAGGCAGGCGCGACGGCCTCTGGCGCGATTTCTCACACGGTCACGCTGACGGGTGCCGCGGTATCGGCGGCCAGCGCCAGCGGGGCAATCGCAGTCAGTAAGGGGCTTGCCGGCGCCGCGCTCGCTGGGGCCACGGCCAACGGTGCGCTGACGCTGGCGGTCAGTCTGAGCGGCGCGGCAGTCGCGCAGGCATTGGCATCGGCCGACCTTTCAACGGCTGGCGTCGCGAACCTTGAGGGCAGCGCGATCGGCGGCGGATCCGCCTCGGCGGCGCTGAACCTCAACGTCAACCTCTCCGGCAGCGCGCTTGCTGCCGCGCTGGCGTCTGGCGCGCTGGATACCGGCACCCTGCTCTCGGGCGCCGCGGTTGCCGGCGGCCAGGCCTCGGCCGCGCTCGTCGTCTCAAAGCTGCTCGCTGGACTCGCCAATGCGAGCTCGGCGGCCTCGGCAAACCTCTCGCTGTCGGTGCCGTTGAGCGGCGCGGCGATCGCCTCGGCTCAGGCGTCCGCCCCGATCACGGTCGTCCTGACGCTGAGTGGCGCTGCGATTAGCGGATCTGCGGCAAGCGGCCAGCTGAACATCCAAGTCGCGCTTGCCGGCCAGGCGGTCGCCGGCGCGACGGCACAGGCCTCGCTCGACATCGTCGGGACCGTTGACCTCGACGGTGCTGCGGTTGCCTCGGCCAGCGCCAGCGGCGCGCTGAATGTCGCCGTCGTGCTGCAGGGCGCTGCGGTTGCTGGCGCAACAGCATCGGCAGGCCTCGAAACGGGTGTAATCGACGGCGAGTTCTATCTGCCGCCAAGCAGCCTGCTCGGCTCTGCACTCGGCCAAGCGGCGGGCGCGGCTGACCTGTCGATTGCCAAGCCGATCGCGGGTGACGCCGAGGCAAGTGCGCAGGCCGCGGCCGAGCTCGCGCTGGCAAAGCTGATTGCGGGAGTTGCCAGCGGCGGCGCGGTCGCGGCCGGCGACTTGAGCGTATCGGTGAACCTCGCGGGCGCCGCGATTGCCGGGGCCGCGGCCGGCGGGCAAATCCTGCTCGCCGTTGCGCTCAACGGTGCCGCGCTGGCGGGTGCCATGGCGTCCGGCGCGCTCACACTCACCGGCCAGGTCGATCTAGAGGGTACTGCAGCCGGCTCGGCCTCGGCGTCCGGCACGCTGAGCCTCGCGGTTCGTTTGTCGGGCGCGGCGATCGGCAGCGGCAATGCCTCGGCCACGGTCAACATTAGCAAACTGCTCTCGGGCGCCGCGATCGCTGCAACGCTGGCCGGCGGCGAGCTTACGGTGCTGTCCTTCACGCTCGACGGCGACGCGATCGCCGGGGCGGTAGCCGACGCGGCCCTGTCCGTCGTGGGCGAAACGGGCGATCTGCCGCCTGAGTATCACGGCGGCGGCGGCAAGCTGGACGACGGCGACGAGCTCTTGACGCGGGTGCGCGACTACTGGGAGCGCCGCGAGGCCCGCCAGGCTGAGCGCAAGCGGATGATCGACATGGTGCGGTTGATCGAAATGATCGACTCGATAGACGATGCGGCGTGACGCTCCAACTGGCGGACGGGTCTATAGATTCCCGGTGGTCATCCATACCGCCCAGGAGGGCGCACCATGACCACGTCCGCTATTGACCAAGCCGAACTGAACAACCTCTCCGACGAAGAACGCGAAGCCCTTGAGGGCGAGGACGTCGGAAGCCTTGATGAGGCTGAGAAGGCCGCCAAGACCGCCGAAGCGATCCCTGACGACGATGCCGCCCCAGCTGCGTCCGCCGCGGCCACCGACCCGGAGCCCGATGACGAGCCCGAATTGGGGGCAACCGCGATCCGGCTGGAACCGCCGGCCCTCGACGGCCATCAGGAACAACTGGCCGCGCTGCTCGACCAGCGCAAGACGATCCGCGAGCAGTACCGCAACGGCGACCTTTCCGCCGAAGACAAAGACCGGCTCGAGGACGAGGTCAACGAGAAAATAAGCGACCTTCGCGCCGAGCAGAAATACGCGGCGTTCACCGAGAACTTCAACCAGCAGGTAGCCGAGCAGGACTACCTGAAAACCGTCGCGGCCGTGAAATCCGACATCCGCAGGAACGACGGCATCGACTACGACAAGAACCCGATGCTGCTGCAGAACTGGGATCTCAAGGTGCGCGCTCTTGCCAGCGACCCGGCCAACGCCGGGCATGACGGCGAGTGGTACCTTCGGGAGGCGCACAGGCGCGTCCTGGCCGAGGTCGAGGCCACCGCGCAGGCGCTCGGCTTCCAGCGCACCCAGCGCGGCCAGGGCCCACGGGATCCAGTCCGTGATGCTGTTCGCGACCGCCGACCGCCGGAAACCCGCGCGAAGTCGCTGGCGGCCCTGCCGGCGGCGGCAGCCGACAGCGGCCACGACGCGACCGAGTTCGCCCATCTGGACAGCCTGGGTGGCGATGATCTCGAGAACGCCGTCGCGCGCATGTCGCCCGAGCAGCAGGAGCGTTGGGCCCGTCTATGATCGAAAAGACTCTGCACGTCGATTTGAGGGTCGGGGAAACCATGACCATTGGCGGCGCGCAGGTACGTCTTGAGGAAAAGTCGGGCAAACGGGCTCGGCTGAAGATCACGGCACCCCCGAGCCTGCGGATTGACCCGCCGGCTCGGGGCGTGGCCGCCGACATGCTGGCCCGTCGCGGCGTGCTCGACGTCGCGTAACACGACCCGCTCCAACCGATTTTGATTGCGGCAGAGTTGCCACCGTAGCCCGAAAGGGCGAAGTGGAGTGCCGATGTTTGCCGTGTACGCGCTGCTCGACCCCCGTGCTTGCGATCTCCGATACATCGGAATGACGCAGGACGTAGGCGCGCGCGTCAAAAAGCACGTTCGCAACTGCACCCATTTCGACACGCCGCGCGACCAATGGATTCGGGAGTTGCGAGGCGCCGGACTTCAGCCTGATTGCATGGTCCTCGAAGAATTTGAGAATCGTGACGCTTGCGACGCTGGTGAGCGTTACTGGATCAGCAGGGCATCCAGTCGTGGCTTAGGCATCCTTAATCGCACGGCCGGCGGGCAACGTGGCGAACTGAGCGACGAGTCTAGGGAAAGGATCGGCGCCAAGAACCGCGGCCGGGTTCCATCGGCCGAAGCGCGCGCGAAGATGTCGGCGTCCGCGAAAGCACGCACGGGCCGCGTCGTCAGCGCAGAAACCCGCGCCAAGATTAGTGAGTCGAACAAGGGGAAAGGTCATAGCCTGGAATGGCGCGCGGCGCAGGCGGCGCTCATGGCGGGGCGGAAAGCGTCGCCGGCCACCAAGGCGAAAATGAGTTCATCGCAGCGCGGGAACCAAAACGCGCGGCGATCACCAACTGAGCGCAAGAGTGCTCCAAACATCAACTTTGGAGACTGAAAATGGCTCAGACAATTGTGGGCTTGAATGATCCCAAGGCGGTAAAGAAGTATTCCGCCTTCCTCGCAGTCGATGTTGGCCGCAAGTCCTACTTCAACAAGAAGTTCATGGGCAAGGGCATCGAGGCGCAGACCCCCATCCAGATGCTCACGTCGCTGGAAAGCGACTCGGGCGAGCAGATCAGCTACGACCTCGTCATGCAGCTTCGCATGCAGCCGGTCGAAGGTGACAACACGCTCGAGGGCAAGGAAGAAGACCTCAAGTTCTACACGGACAACGTCTACATCGACCAGGCGCGTGGCGGTGTGAACACGGGCGGCCGCATGACCCGCAAGCGCACGATCCACGATCTGCGCAAGGTCGCGCGGGCGCGTCAGTCCGAGTGGTGGGCGCGGATTTTCGATGAACTGTTCTTCCTGTACCTGTCCGGCGGCTTCCGCGACAGCGGCACGGGCGCGTCGATCTTCGCCAATGGCGACTACACCTACCCGAGCGGCTACGCGGGCTTCGCGAACAACACGTTCGTCGCCCCGGATGCCGAGCACCGGGCCTTCGGTGGTGACGCCACGCTGTTCAGCAACATCGACTCGGGCGACAAGCTCTCGCTGTCGGTCATCGACAAGCTGGTGGCGAAGGCCTGCACGCTGGGCGGCGGCACGTCGGGTATCCCGGCGATCGAGCCCATCATGATCGACGGCGAGGAACACTACGTCATGGTGATGCACCCGTGGCAGGAGTACGACCTGCGCACGAACACCAGCACCGGGCAATGGCTCGACATCCAGAAGGCCGCGTCGGGCGCCGAGGGGCGCAGCAACCCGATCTTCAAGGGTGGCACCGGCATGTACAACAACGTCGTGCTGCACAAGCACCGCTCGGTTCTCCGTCGCACAGACGGCGGCGCCGGCTCGGTCGCCGTGGCTCGGGCGCTGTTCATGGGTCGGCAGGCGGCGGTGGTCGCGTTCGGTTCGCCGGGCACGGGCCTGCGCTTCGACTGGGCCGAGGAATCGCGTGACAACGGCAACCAGGCCGTCATCACGACGAGCTCGATCTTCGGCGTGAAGAAGACCGCCTTCACGATCGAGGGCGTGTCGCGGGACTTCGGCATCGTCGCCGTGGACACCGCGGCTGCGAACCCCGGCTAACCCGACACCAGCAGGATCACAGGAGTAATCAGTCATGGCACGAATCCAGTCTCTTTATGCGTCGGGCCGCCTGCCGACGCCGATCTCGCAGGGGTCGGACCTCGTCACCCTGCCCTTCGAGTGCGCAGTTCCGGCGACGGGCGACGGCACGGTTATCGGCGACATCATCGAAATGGGCGTCCTGCCCGCCGGGCACGTCCCGGTCGATGTCATCTACAGCGCCACCGACCTCGACACCGGCGCGGCCGCGCATGCCGTCTCTTTCGGCGTGCTGAACGCCGCGAAGGACGACATTTCGACGGCGGCAGCCGATGGCGGCGCGGCATGGGCCACGGGCCTCACGATCGGCCAGGCCGGCACGCTGGCGCGGCAGACAACGGCGGCCATCCATGCCGTCCAGCCGTCCGCGGCGGCTCGTCCCCTTGGCTTCAAGGTGACGACGGCATCGGCGACCAAGGCCGCGGGCACGATCCGCGCGTTCGTGGTCTGCCGGGCCACGCCGTAATCGGTGAGTGTGGAACCGGGGCCCGGCGCAAGCCGGGCCCCTCTTTGAACGGGGGATTGCATCATGTTGATCGTCTGCACCATCAAGCGAAAGCTTGGCTCGCATACGAAAATGCCCGACGACGGGACCGTGTATTCGTTCCTGCCCAATGAGCACGGCGATCACGTCGCCGAGGTCGTCAACCTCGATCACATCCAGCGATTGCTGGCGATCGAAACCTACAAGCCCTACGGGGTCGCCGCGGCCGTCGAGGCCGAGGCCAGCGTCGCCGCTGACAACGAGCTCACCGAGCTCGAGCAGGCCATCAAGCCGGAGCTCGTCACCGACCTCGCGCAGATGACCATGGAAGAACTGCTCGCCGAGTACCACTACCGATTCGGCCGGGCGGCTCCGAAGCTCATCAAGTACGACACGCTGCTGCAGAAGCTCGCCGCGGCGCGTATGGACGCCAGCGCGCAGGAGTAACCGGCCGTGCCATTGACTGCGGCCGAAGTTCTCACCCGCGCAAACGACCTGATTCAGGACGCGACCAACACCCGTTGGTCGGCGCCTGAGTTGCTGCGCTGGCTGAACGACGGCCGCCGGGAAATGGCGATCCTGCGGCCCGACATTTACTCGACCGTGTCCGTCATCCAGCTGGCCGCGGGCACCCGGCAGTCGGTCCCGACCGACGGCACGCGGTTCCTCGACGCGATCCGCAACATGGGGAGCGATGGCGTGACGCCAGGCGCGGCCGTGCGGCCCGTGCAGCGGGAAATCCTCGACGCGCAGTACCCGAACTGGCACAGCGAGGCCTCGGGGGCCACCAAGCACTTCATGTTCGATGAGCGCGTGCCGGGCGTCTTCTACGTCTATCCACCGGCCGTCGCGGCAGCCCGTCTCGAGGTCGCCTACGCCCAGGAGCCGACGGACATCAGCAACACGGCCGATGCGCTCGCAAAGGAGGGCGTCTACGCGGGCGCGCTGGTGGACTACGTCTGCTACCGGGCGTTCACCAAGGACGCGACCTTTGCCGGCAACCTGCAGCGGGCGGCGGCCGCCTACATGCAGTTCACCAACGCCATCACCGGGGGCGACGCGCGGGATCTCAGCGTGTCGCCGAATACCTCACGCACCGACGGCTCTCCCGCGCGAGGCGCGGGCTGATAGGGGGTCCGCATGGCTCCGTGGTCCGACTGGACATCCGACGTCGCGATCGACGTCACCGGCTGCCCCTCGCCGACGATCGAGCAGGCCGTCAAGCAGACCGCGATCGACTTCCTCGAGCGCACCCATTGGCTGCAGCGCACCGCGGCGCCGATCGACATTACGGGCGGCGCGGGCTCGCGCGCGTTCGCCTCGCCGGTCATCGGCACGGGCGAAACCGTGCTGGCGATCCTGAAAGCCTGGTACTTCGATGAACCGCTCGACGTCTACGGGCCGCCGGACGTCGAAGACGACTGGCCGGACTGGAAGACCCGCACGGGCGATCCCGAGTGCATCGTCATGGAGCGCGTGGACGGCTACTACGTCGTGCCGGCGCCAGCCTCGACGCAGACGGCCGCGCTGCGCCTCAAGGTCGCCGTGGGCCTGCTCGATACGGCTACCGGCGTCGATGATTCGGTGCGCGTGCTGTGGCGCGACGCGATCGCGAGCGGGGCCAAGGCGCGGCTGATGTTCATGGCAGGCAAGCCGTGGAGCTCGCCCGACCAGGCCGGCACTCACCAGATGCTCTACACGGCCGCCGTCAACGGCGCCACGTTGCGCGCCATCCGCACCCCGGCACGGCGGCCGCTCGTCACCCGGCCGTACTTCTTCTAATGCGGATCGTTCACCGCATCTTCTCGGGAATCGCGCCACGCCTCGACCCGAAGCGGCTCGGCGAGACGAACGCGCAGATCGCGGAGAACTGCGACCTTCGCAACGGCACGCTGCGCGCCCTGCGCGGAACCTCGGCGGTGTGGGCGCTGACCAAGCCCGGCACGATCCGCACGATCTACCGATTCGGCCAGACCATCAGCGACGAGTCGCTGTACTGGTTCCATTGGACGGATGACGTGGACGTGGCGCGCGGCCAGATTGCCGGCGACACCGACGAGCGAACCTACTTTGCGGGCGATTCGGCCTACGGGCACCCGCGCGTCACCAAGGCCTCGATCGCCCTGGCTGGCGGCACAACGTACCCGATGGCCTCGTATCGCCTTGGCGTCCCGGCGCCGGCGAGCGCGCCGACCAATAACGGCGTCACCGGTGTTGGCAGCGGCAGCATCGAAACGCGCAGCTACGTCTACACCTACGTCACCGGCGACGGCGAGGAAAGCGCGCCATCCCTGCCGCTGTCGGTCAATGCCCAGGAAGGCCAGACCGTGACGTTGAATAACCTGCTGGTGGCACCGGCGGGCGACTACAACATCACGTCGAAGCGCATCTATCGCACGGTCAGCACCGCGGCGACACCGATCGACTATCAGTTCGTCGCGCAGATCAGCGACGCCACGACCAGCTACGCCGACAGCAAGCTCGCCCAGGATCTTGCCGAGGTCATCCCGAGTCTCGACTGGGACATGCCGCCGGCCGGGCTCAAGGGCCTCACCAACCTGCCGAACGGCATGATGGCGGGATTCCTGGGGAACGACGTCTATTTCTGCGAGCCCTACCGCGGGTTCGCCTGGCCGTCGAAGTATGTGCAGGCGGTCGATTCGCCGGTCGTCGGCCTTGGTACCTTCGCCGAAACGCTCGTCGTCGTCACGCGCGGCCGCCCCGTCATCATGTTCGGCAGCGACCCGAACTCGGTCGTCGTGCGCTACTCCGATTTCCCCGAGGCCGGGACATCCAAGCGCAGCATCGTCAACATGAACGGCGGCGTTATGTACTCGAGCCCGAACGGGCTGGCGTTCATCGGCCCCTCGGGCGGCCAGCTGCTCACCGCAGGGATCATCGACAAAGAGTTTTGGACGAGCCTCAACCCAGCGTCGATCGAGGCCTATCAGTACGACGGCCGCTACATCGGCTTCTACGACAACGGCACGCCCGGCGGCTTCCAGTTCGACCCGGCCGATGGCAACCAGCCGTTCTCGATGCTCACGGCATATGCGACGGCCGGTTACACCGACATGGTCCGCGACTCGCTGTACCTGAACATCAGCGGCACCGTGCGGCAATGGGACGAGGGCGGCAGCCCGTACACCTACACATGGCGATCGCGGGTCCATGAGACACCGCACCCCGTCACGTTCGGGTGGGGCCAGGTGTTCGCCGCCACCTACCCGGTCACGGCGAGGGTCTACGCCGACGGCTCGCTCCGGCACACGCAGATCGTGGCGAGCAACGCCCCGTTCCGCCTGCCGTCAGGGTTCCTCGCGAAGGACTGGGAGATCGAGCTCATCGGCACGAATAAGGTCACGGCCGCCTATCTGGCGCAGGGCATTGACGAACTGCGGGCCGAGTGATGGCAAAGACTCGCCGCTCCACGCTGCCCGATCTGACTGACACATCGAGCAACGGGCTGACGCGATGGGCCCGCTCGGTGCAGGAAGCGTTGGGCCTGATGACCGGCGAGCGGGCGCTGACCGACGAGGCCAAGCTCGATTCCGCCGTCACCTACCGCGCGCTGATTGACCAGGGGTTCGCGATCCTCGCGCCGGCCGGGCGCGATCAGTTCGTGCTGCCCGGCACCGACGAGGGCGCGTACTCCAAGATCCCGCCGCCGGCGCCGATTGGTTTCGTGGTCACGCGGCTGCCGTACAACATGCGGCTGACGTGGACCGCGCCGGAGTACGCGAACCACTACGCGACGGAAATCTGGCGCTCGAGCACCGACAACCTGACCGAGGCGCGGCTAGTGGGCGCCGTCGTCGGCAGCATCACCCTATGGGAAGACGGCTACCTGACAGGCGCAGTCTTCTACTGGATCCGCTTCGTCAGCCGGGCCGGGATCACGGGCGCGTTCAACGCGATCAGCGGGACGAGCTCGGAGAGCCAGCCAGGCGACGTCACCGGGCTCAACTACGTCCTCGAGGAAGCCGGCGTGCGCGTCTTCTGGAACGCGGTGACAGCGCCCGACCTCGACGTGTACGAGGTCCGCTACGGTGCTTCCTGGGAGACGGGCGCCCTGCTCGCCGAAACCAAAAGCACCTTCTACCTGTGGCGCGTGCAGTCCACCGGGACGTACCGGATATGGGTGCGGGCGCGCGACATCAGCGGTTTCTACTCGGGCTCGGCGAGCTCGATCGACGTCATCATCGTGAACCCGACGACGGCGACGCTCAGCTTCACGCTCAGCGGCGACTCGATCCTGCTCGCGTGGAGCGCGGTCGCGGGCTCGTTCCTCATCGAATACTACGAGGTCCGCTACGGCGACACCTGGGCCGGCGGCACGCTCGTCAACCGCACCTTCGCAACGGCGCTGCTGATGCGCGTGGACTGGGGCGGCGTGCGGCGCTTTTGGGTGGCGGGCCGCGACGTTGCCGGCAACTACGGCACGCCGATCGCCGTCGATGTCACGATCACCGCGCCGGGCTCCGTGCAAGGGCTGCGCGCCGACGTCATCGACAACAACGTGCTGCTGTACTGGCAGGAGCCCGCCACCGGCACCCTGCCGATCGCCACCTACGACATCCGCAAAGGCGCGGACTTCGGCAGCGCGGTATCCGTCGGCGAGAAGTCAGGCCTGTTCACGTCGGTCTTTGAAATGGCCTCGGGCAGCTACACCTACTGGGTGCGGGGCCGCGACACGGCGGGCAATTACGGCACGGCCGCCCCGGTCACGGTCAGCGTGCAGCAACCGCCCGACTTCGTCCTCTACAGCGACCAGAACATCGACCTTTCGACGGCAACCCTGTCGAGCGCGAGCTACGACGGCACGGGCGTCGTGCTGCCGATCAACACCACGGAAACCTACGACGCGCACTACTCGACGCGCAGCTGGACGAACGACGACGACGCGATCGCCGCCGGGTTTCCGATCTATGCGCAGCCCGCACCGACCACCGGCTACATCGAGAAGGAAATCGACCTCGGCGCCGCGATCCCGTCCACGACCGTCACGGTGACGCCGACGCTGGCCGTCGTCGCGGGTACGCCGACCAATCAGGTGCAGATCAGCCACAAGCTGAACATCGGCGACAGCTGGACCGACATCGCCGCCGGCCCGAGCGGGTTCATTGCCGCGAGCTTCCGCTACCTCAAGGTGCGCGTGACGGCGACAACCAGCGGCAGCGGCGTCGGCCTGTACCGCTGCACGAACATCAATGTGCAGGTATCGGTCAAGCAGCGAACCGACTCCGGCCAGGGCTACGCGAACTCGGCCGACTCGGGCGGAACGACCGTCGCCCTCAACTACGATTTCGTGGATCTGTTCGGCCCGCCGATGATCCAACCAGTCGGGACCACGCCAATAATCGCGGTCGTGGACTTTACCGACGCGCCCTACCCGACCGAGTTCAAGGTGCTTTGCTTCAACCTGTCGGGTACGCGCGTCAGCTGCTCGTTTAGCTGGACCGCAAGGGGTGTGTGATGGTCGATAGAAAAACGCTGCTCGCTGAGTTTCGCTATGAGCCCGACACCGGGCTTGTGTTCCGCCGCATTTCACGCGGACCAGCTAAGCCGCGCGCCGGACAGCCGCTTTCAACAATCGGCAATCATGGCTACATCATCGGCAGCGTTCGTGGAACGAGGTTTTTGCTGCATCGAGCCATTTGGCTGATGATCTACGGCACCGAGCCAAATCAAATCGACCACATCGACGGCGATAGAACAAATAACCGATTGGGTAACCTACGCAGCGTGACTCAGCAGCAGAACCTCGCGAATAAGCGAAGACTCGGCAGGGCGAACACAAGTGGGGCACTCGGAGTTTCGCTTCACCGAAGGACTGGCAAGTTCCGAGCTGCGCGGTTTGGCCGGCATCTTGGTTTGTATTCGACGGTCGATGAAGCCAGCGCAGCATATTGGCGCGCGCGGGCTAAGGAGTAGCTCATGAGCGCCAATTTCACCAAGCCAGTCACTTCGGATCTTCGCGCGGACGTCCTCGCCTATATCCGCGACTACATGGCCGCCCAGGCCAAGCTGTTCGACGGCGAAACCCTCACCGGCACGCCGACCGACGCGATCCGCTATTCGGCGGCCAACAGCCGCTTCGAAAAGTGGAACGGCTCGGCCTGGGGCGTGCTCTCGCTCGGCTTCCTGCCGCTGGCTGGCGGCACGCTGACGGGTACGCTGACCGGCGCCGCCGGCGCATTTTCTAGCCTGACGGTCGGCGGAAACGCCGTCTGGCACGCCGGCAACCTGACGCCTGCGAACTACCTGCCGCTGGCTGGCGGCACGATGGCGGGCCAGCTGAACACCTTGAGCGTCCTGCCGACGGTCAACAACGCATCGAACATCGGCAGCGATGGCCTGCGCTATGCGGGCGTGTACGCGACGAACTTCTACGAGGCCGGCACGGCGCTGTCGGCCAAGTACGCGACCGCTGGCCATTCGCACAGCTTCCTGCCGCTGACCGGCGGCACCCTGACTGGCGCCCTGGCCGGGACGTCTGGCGCTTTCACCAGCCTGACCGTCAGCGGCAGCGGTGTCTGGCATAGCGGAAACTTCAACCCGGCCAACTACTCAGTCACCAGCCACACGCACAGCTACCTGCCGCTCAGCGGCGGCAACATCACCGGCAGCCTGTCGCGCGGCAGTCTGAACGTCGTGACCTCGAGCAACGGTGCGCCAAACATCACGCGCGGCACGGCCCCGCCAACCGGCGGGAACGATGGCGATTTCTATGCCCAGTATTCATAGCAAACGCTGCTCCTGCTGCCGAGTAGAAAAGACCATGAACGAGTTTGGTCGCGACAAGTATGAGCCTGACGGGCATCGTATTTATTGCAAGGCCTGTGTAGGGAAAAAGCGCGCCCTCAGAACTCAGGAGCGGGCAGATTCTCTACGGGAGTACATGCGGGAGTACAACGCCAGCGAGAAGGCCCGCGCCGCTCGCGCTGCCTACGACTCATCGCCGCGCGGGAAAGAACTGAGGCGGCGATCCAGAAAGACTCAACGCGCCAGAGCAATTTCTCTCCACCATACAAGATTGCGTCAGCTAAGAACGCGCGGTCAGGCGGCGATGCTTGGTAGAGAGCTTCGGGTCGAGATTCGGGCTATTTACATAGAGGCGAGGCGGCTAACCGATGCAACGGGCGTTCCGCATGACGTAGATCATATTGTTCCGCTGGCGCACGGCGGCCTTCATCACCCATCAAACCTGCGCATCCTGCCGGCGTCGCTCAATCGGCGGCTTGGTGGCGGTCTACGACGAGCGAAGATTTAAATGCCTTGGCATCAAAACGTCAGCGGCACTTGGAAATCCTTGGTCTGGTGGCAGAACGTCGCCGGCACATGGAAAAAGATCGCTTGGCACCAGAACGTCGCCGGCACATGGAAGCAACTGACCTTCCTGCTGTCGTCGCTGATGCCTTCGACGGCTTTTGCCGAGACGACATCAATCAGCCCGACGGACTCTCTCGCTCAACTCACGCTGTCGAGCGCGGGGACGTATTCCGCATCGGAAACCGGCAGCAGCGGAACCTGGCGCGGGGCCGGCGCCTCGTCGGAGTACGAGGCTCGCTGGACGACGACATCGGGAACCCTGTCGGGTGGTACCGCGGGCTCCTGGCTCAACCTCGGCACGTCGCGCACCTGGCAAAAGCTGAACACCACCAACGGCGTCTCGACGCAGTCCGTCGTCGGCACGCTCGAGATCCGCATGGCCGCAGCCCCGAACACCGTCCTTTCGACCACCACCGTCACGCTGACGGCAAACACCGAAACGTAAGGAGAGCAGCATGGAATACGTCATCGTCTTTCTGGTTGTCGCCGCAGGCATCGCCTTCGTCGTCAGCAAAATGCGCGGCAAACCCGGCAGCAAGGTCGTCAAGGGCGGCGGCAGCGGCGGCGGCGTGTCGCCGAACCCGAAGGACTACGAGGAACCCTGATCGAGGCGCCAGCCGGGCGGCTCCAACCGCCCGGCGATGCGCGACCATCCCGCGCAGGAGGCTCGCCTATGCTCGGCCCTGACCCGTCGTTCATGCTCGTCCTGCCGCGCTCCGTCGTGCTGACGGCGATCGCGGCGCTCGGCAAGCAGCCCCTTGAACAGGTAGCCGGCGCGCATGCCGCCCTCGTTCAGGCGCTACAGGAAGCCGAGGAGCACGCGGTCATGCATGTGCTGCAGAAGCGGGCCGAGGAACATGCCGAGCGTCATGCGGCTGGTTTATGACGACGACGCCCGCGTGTGCGCGTGGGTCGATGAACAGATGGGACTGCCGTGGCCGTCGATCGTGAAGACGGCGATCGGCTGCGAGATCGAGGGCGAATTGGTGGCAGGCGTAGTGTTCGACAACCTGACCGACAACAACGTGTTCGCGCATTGCGTGAACCTGCGGTCGGGTGGGTTCCCGGTCGAACTGCTGGCGGCCTGCTACGCCTACGTCTTCGATCAGCTCGGATTGGAGCGCGTGTCGCTGCTGGTCGCGGCCAGCAACGAGCGCGCCCTGCGATTTGTCGAGAAATGGGGGGCGCAGTTTGAGGCCCGGCTTGCCAGGGCAACCAAGGCGGCCGACATGCTGATCTACGTCATGTGGCGCGACACCGAGCCGGCCGCTCAGGTGTTCCGCGCTGCTGAGAGGGCTTGAGCCATGGCGAGTACCCCGAAAACCCCGAAGCCGGACCCGATGATCGGCCAGGCCGCGCTGCAGAACGCGGCGACGGCACGGGAAATGCTCGGTATCGGGCGCGACTCCCTCGCGTTCTCCGAGCGCCAGTACGAGGACTCGCTGGCCGAGCTTGAGCGGTTGCGGCCGACGCTCGACGCCCTCGCCCAGGGCCAGATCACGGCGACCAACCTCGCCAACGACATCACGAAATCGTCGTGGAACGACTACAACACGACCTATCGCCCGCTCGAGCAGCGCGTCGCGGCCGATGCGATGTCCGCTGGCTCGGTCGCCGAGCAGGAAAAGGCCGCCGGCAAGGCCGGAATCGACGTACAGCGCCAGCTGGACATGCAGCGCGGCACGATGGATCGCAGCCTGACCTCGATGGGCGTCAACCCGAACTCGGGGAAGTTTGTCGGTGCCAACCGCACCGCGGCGATCCTGGGCGCGGCGGCCCGCGCAGGCGCGCAGACTCAGGCGCGCGAGGGCGAGCGGCTGCTCGGTGACGCCAAGCGATCGTCGGCGGCCGCCATGGGGCGCGGCATGACCGGCACCGCTCTCACGGGCATCCAAGTCGGGGGCAACGCAGCCGGGCAGGCCTCGGGCCTCGCGGGCGCCGGATCGGCTCAGCGCAACGCGCTCGGCCAGCAGTACCTCGGCAATATGGCCGGATCCTCGGGCCTGATGGGCAATGCGGCCGGCGTGAACACGTCGGCGGCCAACATCATGACCGACCTCTACGGTCAGCGGCTCAACGCCTACCAGACGCAGGCGCAGTCGGCGGGCGCGCTCGGCGCGGGCCTCGGCCAGCTGGGCGGCATGGCGCTGATGATGTCCGACGAGAACGTGAAGACCGACAAGCGCCCGGCGAGCGGCAAGAAGGCCCGCAAGGCGATCGACGGCATGCGCGTCGAAAAGTGGAAATACAAGCCCGGCCAGCCGTACTCGGACGCCGAGGAACACATCGGCACCTACGCGCAGGACTTCGCGCGCGAAACCGGCGTCGGCAACGGCAAGACGATCAACGTCATCGACGCGATCGGCGTCAACATGGCGGCGACCAAGGAACTCTCGAAGGAGCTCCGGTCGCTGCGTAAACAAGTCCAGCAGAAAGGAGTGGCGGCATGACCTTCGGGAATTTCCTGCTCGGCGTGGCCGAGGGGCTGGATCGAGGCGTCGAGGCGGGCGATCGCATCAAGGGCGCGCGCGACCGCAAGAAGGTGCGCGATGCCGGCAAGCAGGCTGGCGAGGACAACAAGCTGTTCAGCCAGATGGCTGCGGCGGGAGCCGAGCGCATGCCGGGGGCCGGGCCTGCGCCCGCTGCCGCTCCGGCCGCTCCTGCTCCGACGGCTGCCGCACCGGCCGGGCTGGTTGCTGCACCGCCGCCCGCCCAGGCTCCGGCGCCGTCGCCGATGGCCGCAGCGGCCGGGCAGCGAGGCTACGCGCCGTCCCTGCAGCCGACTTATTCGCCGGCCGCCGTCATGGGCGTGCAGGCACCGACGTTCAACACGCAGTTCCCCGGCGCGATCCCGCGAAACATGGGCGTCATGGGCGCTCGCAACCCGTACCTGCCGGGCGACGAGCAACTGTACTGAGGGCTCGACATGGCGCTTCGACAGCTGACCGAGGAAGAACTGCTTGCCGCCGCGCGCGGCCTCAATCCGCCGCTCAGCCGGTCGTCGGGTCCGATCAAGGCCGGCACGCCGAACGCCGAGCAGATGACGCACAAGCGGCCCGGCCCGCCGAGCGATCCGCCGCCGGCCATGCCGCCGAAGGCCGAAGAAAAGCCGCCGCACGTCGTCAGGCAGGCGCCGCCGTCCGTCGTCGCGCGCAAGCCCGGCCCGCCGCCGGCAAAGGTCGCCGCCGAGAAGGGCATCGCTGCGCCGCCGGCGCCGATAGCCCCGGCTGTTCCCCGTGAAACCGAATCAGCCGCCCCCGCACAGGAAAAGCCGCTCGACCGGCATGCGTTCTCGTATCAGGCCCAGGTCGAGGCCATGGAGCGCAAGGCGATGGATCTCGGCCGTCCCGAGGAAGCCGCGCGCGTCCGCAGCGAGTACAACAAGCTGATCGACGGTCAGTTCCGCTCGATGGAGACGGACTACAAGACCAAGACCCTGCCGCAAGTGCAGGCGATTCAGAGTCAGCTGCTCGAGTACCAGGGCAAGCAACTGCCGCGCGAGCTCGTCATGAAGGCCCGCGACACGGTCAATCAGGCGGCGCAGCAGCAGCAGCAGATGCTCGGCTACCTCTACGGCCTCGCGCGCAACGACGCCACCAAGGGCCTCGGCATCCAGTATTTCAACGAGTCCGACCTCATCGAGCCCGGCGTGAAGCTCGCCGATCTCGTCGTGAAGGACGGCATGCTGATCGGCGTTGACGCCGGCGGGCAGCCGGTCAACATGGCGAGCGGGCAGCCGTTCCAGTTCCCGATCGAGGCCGCCGAACAGCTGTATCGCGACCTTTTCGAGAACCCGAAGGAAGACGTACTCAAGCTCGGCGAGGGCGAAGTCGCCTACGACCGCACCAGCGGCCGCCAGATCGCGAGCAATCCCCGGAGCCCCGCGGGCACGCCGAGCGAACAGATGACGGCGAGCAAGCAGGCCGCCGACGTCATCGCGACGGAGTTCGGCGCGAAGCGCGACCCGGTCAGCAACATGATCGACCCCGACACGATCAAGGATCGCCCCGGCTACACGCGGGCGCTCGCCGAGGTCGAGGCGCTGGTGCGCGGAGGCATGCCGCCGCTGCAGGCCGCCGACACGGTCGCGCAGCGATTCCGTGGCGCGCAGGGCGCTACGCAACAGACGGGCGCGGCCGGTTACAGCGGCCCGCTGCCCTGGCGTCCGTAGACCGCTCCAACTGCGCGGCCCGTCGATAGGCTGCAACCGTTCAACTGAGCGGTGCAGCCATGGCCCAAACGGTCGCTGAGTACCTTCGTTCGCGCGGCATCAACAACGACCAGGGCGGCGAAGGGCCGACAACGGGCGATACGCTCGATCGAATCCTGCAGCGCCGCGGCTCGACGCGACTGGCAGGCGTGGCCCGTTCGATCTACGGGCAGGAATCCAGCTACGGCGCTGCCGATACGTCGCAGCCGAACTCGTCCGACGTCCGCGGCCCCATGCAGGTCAAAGACACGACGTTCGCGCAGATGCAGCGTGAGGGGCGCATCCCGGCCAACTATCGCTGGGACAACCCCGAGCACAACACCGAGGCCGGCGTCGCCTACATCGAAATGCTGGCCGAGAAGACCGGCGGCGACCCGCGCAAGATCGCGCAGGGCTACTACGGCGGCCCCGGCGCGATCGGTAAGGAATCCCGTCGCGACCCGCGCAACCCGAGCGCGCCGACCGTCGGCCAGTATGGCGACGAGGTCGTTTCCCGCATGGGCGTCACGGGCCCGGCACGCGCGACGGCCCCGAGCGGCGCAATGTCGCCGTGGCAGTACCTCGAGCAGCAGCGCAACGCGAGCCGCGCCGCGCCGTCGGTCGATCTCGAGAAAGCCGTAGTCGAGGAACGGGCGCAGCAGACCGCGGAGCCAGGCGGCCCGGCGATGACGTGGGATCAGGTCGTGCAGCATGAGGCCTGGCTCAAGGCCGACAGCGACACCCGCGAGCAGATCCGCGAGCGGTACTGGCAGGACGAGGTCGCGCCGCGCATCCCCGCCGACCAGCAGGCCGCGGCCCGCAAGCTGTTCGATCAGGACACAAACCCGAGCCTCGCGCGCCGCATCGGCGATGCAGGCCGGGCGATCGCCGGCGGCGCGATTCAGGGCGTCGGCATGACCGTCCGCGGCGCGGGCGAAATGATGCGCGAGGGCGCGCAGCCGATCGCCGCTGGCATTGCCGCCCTGGGCGGCCCCGAAATCACCCCGATCAACCCGCTCGATGGGGCAGCAAACGCCATCGAGGGCTACAGCCAGGGCGTGCTCGACAGCCGCAGCCTCGCGAGCCAGATGGCGCAGCAGCAGTCCACGCCCGAGGGCGACGTCAGCGACCCGGCGACGTGGTCGATGGGTCAGGATCCGTCGCTGGGCGGCTACATCCAGCACGGCGCCGTCATCCTCGGCCAGTTCGCGCCGATCATTGCCAGCGTCGCGCTGACCAAGAACCTGCCGGTTGCCGGCCAGGTGGCGGTCGCCGGCGGCCTCGGTGGCGCGCAGGGCGGCGGTGCAGCGGCGCAGCAGGCCCGCGAGACGATCGAGGGCATGGACGAGGCCGAGCTCGCCAAGGAGTCGTCCTACTATCGCCAGCTGCGCGAACGCCTCGGGCATGAGCAGGCCAAGGCGATGACGGCGGCCGAGGCTGCCAAGTGGGCCTTCCGCATCACCCTGCCCGTCTCGGCGGCCGGCGGCGCCGCCACGGGCGCGATCCTCTCGCCAGCGGTTCGCCTGGGCGCGGGCCTCGTCGGCGGATCCTACGTCGGTAACATGGCGCTGCGCGGCACGGCGAGCGCCATCGAGGAAGGCCTGCAGGAAACCGGCGAAGGCATTGCGACCGAACAGGGCATCAACGTCGGCGCCGGCACCGAGCGCGACGTCATGGCGGGCAGCTTCCCGAACGCCGTCCTGGGCGCAATAGGAGGCGCTACTCCGGGCGCTGGCTCCGGCGCACTCGCAGCCCATGCCGAGCGCGCGCGCCAGGCAGCGGCCAACCTGCGCGGCCAGCCGACCGTTTCGCCGGCACCCACGAACCCGCAGACCGGACCCGCTACGCCGCCCCCGGCTGGCGGCCCGACACCGCCCCCGGCAGGCGGTGGTCCGCGTCCGGCTGGCCCGACGAGCCCCGAGGGCCCGATTCCGGCCGAGGAAGTGCTCGGCCCCGTGCTCGACGGCGGCCCGGCCGCCCCCGAACCCGCTCCGGCGACCGCCCCCCCCTTGGCGCCGTCTCCTGTCGCTGCTACCAACGGACCAGCGCAGGAGGCGGCGCCTCTTTTGGAGGATGCCGAGCAAGGCGGCAGCCGTTACAATAAGGGACATGAACAAGCGAACAGGCCTAACGCGGAAGTTCCCGGCCGAGTACCGAACGTATCGGTGGATGATCCGTCGGTGCCGGGATCAAAATCTGCGGATATACGCGGAGTACGGGGGCAGAGGGATCAAGGTCTGCCGGCGGTGGACGGAGAGCTTCGCCCACTTCCTGACAGATATGGGACCGCGTCCGGCGCCGCTGATGTCGCTGGACAGAATCGACCCGAACGGCCACTACGAGCCGGCGAATTGCCGGTGGGCGACCGCGCAGCAGCAAGCGGCGAACCGGAGGTTTTGCCGGATCGTGGAGTTTCGTGGTCAGCGGATGACCGTACAGGAGGCGGCGAGACTGGCGGGAGTGCCGCCGATGACATTCCGACAACGGGTGTTACGGCAGGGACTCGACCCGGAGCGAGCGGCGACGCTGGGCCGACTCCCTTATCGTCGGGACTCGAAATTCCTGACGCACAACGGGGTAACGATGGCCGTGCCGGAGTGGGCTCGCCACCTGGGAATCAGAGTGCGGACGCTTCGGGAGCGGATTCGCAGGGGGGCGCCCCTCGAGCGAGTATTACGACAGGGATTGATGCGGCGGCCCATGAAGCAGCTACATCCCCTCTGAATGATCGACCAGAACCGACGCAAGCTCAGAAAGAAGCGGGGAATTACAAGGTCGGAAGGGTCCGCGTTCAGGGCCTCGACATCAGCATCGAGAACCCCAAGGGCAGCGAGCGCAAAGGCGTCAGCAAGGACGGCAAGCCGTGGTCCACGGTCATGCCCGGCCACTACGGGTACATCAAGGGCACGGTCGGCAAGGACAAAGACCACATCGACGTGACGCTGGGCGATGCGCCCGACGACACCTCGCGCCCGATCTTCGTGTTCAACCAAGCTGATGCCGGTTCCGGCAAGTTTGACGAGCACAAGACCTTCATGGGTTACGCTGACATCGACGCGGCACGCAAGGCGTATCGCGAGTCGTTTAGCGGCAAGCTCGGCCGGAAGATGGAGAACAACCTTCTCGGCATCGCCAAGTTCACGCCCGAGCAGTTCAAGGAATGGCTGGCCAGCGGCGACCACAAGAAGCCAGCGCAGACGCCTACAACCGCGAAACCAACGCAAGCAATCGCGGAAACCGAAACCGCCAATGCTGCCGAGGAAGTAACCCCGCCCGCCCGATCGCTGTACGTCGAATGGAACGGGCGGCGGCATGCGGTAGCCAGCGTCGAAGATGCGCAAGCCAAGTGGGCTGAGTTCCGCGATCGTAGCGCCGCGGGCGCGAGCGAGATTGGCAGTAACCTCGAGGTCAAGGATTCCACCGGGGCGATCGTCGCGCACATCACCTACAACGGACGCGCTTGGACGCCCGAGGAATGGGCGGCGAGGAACAAGCCGAAGGATGAGGCGCCGAAGGCGAAAGACCCGCTGGGGGCGACAGGGCCGGAGGCGGCCGGATGGTCAGCGTTCCAGGAAGGGAAGCCGCGAGTGCCGCCAGACTGGACCAAAGGCCCAGCGGCAAAGAAATGGCTCCAAGGGTGGGACCGCGCCAACATTGCGGCGCCAGTCCCCGACGAAACCTCAGCCGAGGCACCGACTCCGTCACCCAATACGATCTTCACTGAGGACGCCGCCGAAAAGGCTCGAGCGATCCTGCGGGCCAAGCTCGGCCAGGCAAATGCCGGGCTTGATCCGGAACTGGTGCAGGCCGGCATCACACTGGCTGGCTACCACGTCGAGAAGGGCGCACGGACCTTTGCCGCCTACGCCAAAGCGATGGTCGGCGACCTCGGCGACATTGTGAAACCCTACTTGAAGTCATGGTACGCGGCACTCGCTTTCGACCCGCGTGCCGAGGCCTTTGCCTCGGAAATGACCCCGGTCGGCGAACTGGCTGCACTGAATGTTGACGCGCTGCTGTCCGAGGCGCCCGCGGTGGACGCGGAGCCAAGTCCGGCGCAGAATGGAGACGCAGATGCAAACGCTACTGAAACCGAACAGCTACCCGCCGGAGATCCGAGAGCAACTCCGGTTGATGACGCCGCTCGCGACGGAGATCGCGAACAGGTGGATGCTGGGCTGGCCGAAGTCGGTCGCGTCCCTGATCGAGGACGGGGCGTACCTGGAGACACTGCGGGAGCAGGAGAAGCAGGAACTGGACGTGTACAGCCAGCCGGGGAACGATCACCTCGCGCGCCACGAGATAGCGGAACTGTACGGCCTGAGTCCGGCCCCACCGACGCTGGGCTGACCGACCACTCCCTCGCCGATACCGACCTCGGCAAGGGTTCCCTCACGCAGAAGTACCGCGACAACATCGCGGCCATCCGCATCCTGCGCGCGATGGAGGCGGAACAGCGCATCGCCACGCCCGAAGAACGGGCCGCGATTGCCAAGTACGTCGGTTGGGGCGCGCTCAAGGGCGTGTTCGACCCCAACAACAAGACTTGGGCAAAGCAGCACGCCGAACTCAAGGGGCTGCTGACGGAGGCCGAGTGGAAGGCCGCGCGCGCGTCGATTTTGAACGCGCACTACACCTCGAAGACCGTGGTCGAGGCGATGTTCTCGGCGCTCGATGCGTTGGGCTTCAAGCGGGGCCGGGTGCTCGAGCCGTCGGTTGGCGTCGGCAACTTCTTCGGCCTCATGCCGCCGTCAATGCGGACCAACTCGCAGTTGCACGGCGTCGAACTCGACTCGTTGACGGCGAAGATTGCCGCGGCGCTCTACCCGAGCGCGAAGGTCAAGCAATCCGGCTTCGAGGCGTTCGACATCCCGAGCGGCTACTTCGACCTTGCGATCGGCAACCCGCCCTTTGGCAGCGAGGCGATCGTGGACGATGCGCGCTCGCCCTACAGCGGCTTCTCGATCCACAACTACTTCTTTGCCAAGAGTATCGACAAGCTGCGGCCCGGCGGCCTGCTGACGATGGTCGTCTCGCACAGCTTCATGGACGCGAAGAACGAGACTGCGCGGCAGTGGATCGCCGACCGGGCGGACCTCGTAAGCGCCGTACGCCTGCCAAACACCGCGTTCAAGGAGAACGCCGGGACCGAAGTCGTCACCGACATCCTCGTGTTCCAGCGGCGCGACGGTGCAGCCCCGCGCAAGCCGTCCTGGGTGACGCCGGTCGAGCAGTCCGTGACGGACCCGAAGACGGGCGAGACGGCGAAAGCGTGGGTCAACCCCTACTTCGTGGAGAACCCCACCAACGTGCTCGGCACGCCGAGCGCGGGCGGCACCATGTACCGCGCGGGCGAGTACACGGTCGAGCCGGTCGAAGGCTGGCAGGGGAAACTGAAAGAGTGGGCCAAGGCGCTCCCGGCCGTCTATACGCCGATCAACCGCACAGAGGAAATGAGCGCGGCCAACTACGAAGTGCCCGACGGCCTCAAGGTCGGCTCGTTCTTCGTGGATGGACAGGGCAACGTGCGCCAGCGCGGCACCGGCCATTTGGGCGAGCGCACGGCCGAAGTCTGGAACCCGCCGAACGCGCGGGCTGCCGAGCGCATGAAAGGCATGATTGAATTGCGCGACCTGCTGCGCAGCCAAATTCGCCTCGAGCGATCGGCCGATGCGACCGAGACGCAGATCGAGGAGAACCGCAAGCGTCTGAACGGCCGCTACGATGCGTTCCTCAAAAAGAACGGACACCTCAACTCGCCCACCAACCGGCGCGTGTTCATCCACGACACCGAGGCGCCGCTTCTGCTCGCGCTCGAGTTCGACTTTGACCGCGGCATTTCCAAGGCCATCGCCGAGCGGGACGGCATCGATGCGCGCGACCCGAGCGCCAAGAAAGCCGACATCCTGCAACGGCGCGTGCTCTTTCCGCCGTCCGACAACATCAAGGTCGCCTCGGCCCAGGATGCGCTCCTCGCGAGCCTCAACTACAAGGGCGCGGTCGATCTTGAGTACATGGCGCGCGTCTTCCCCGAAAAGTCGGCCGAGGAAATCGAGGCCGAGTTGGGCGATACGATCTTCCGCGATCCGCAGGCCGGGCTCGTCACGGCCGACGAGTACCTGTCCGGAGACGTGAAGACCAAGCTCACCGAAGCCGAGGCGGCCGCCAAGGGCGACCCGGCCTACCAGCGCAACGCCGAAGCACTGACGAAAGTCATCCCGCGCGACAAGGGGCCGAGCGAAATCAGCGTGCAGTTGGGCGCGAACTTCCTCCCGCCAGCGATCTACGAGGCGTTCGGCAAGCACGTCAGCGGGCGCGACTTCACGATCCGCTACGGCGCCGGCCAGTGGTTCATCGACCAGACCGGCTATGCCGACCCGTCGCTTAACGAGGGCAAGTACGGCATCCGCGAAATGACGGCCGTCGAGATATTCGACCACTCGATGAGCGGGCGCGGTGTCGTCGTGAAGGAAACCGTCCGCCACTCCGACGGATCGACCACGACCTTCGTCAAGGAGCGCGAGACCGAACTCGCGCGCGAGAAGCAGTCGGCGATGAAGGCCGAGTGGAAGGCATGGCTGTGGGGCGACCCGGAGCGGGCGGCCGAAGTTGCCCGTCTCTACAACGAAAAGTTGAACCGCATCGTGCCGCGCAAGTTCGACGGCTCGCACATGACCTTCCCCGGCATGAGCCCCGCCGTGACCCTGCTCGCGCACCAGAAGAACGGTGTGTGGCGCGGACTGCAAGCGCGTCAGGTGCTCTACGATCACGTCGTCGGCGCCGGCAAGACGTTCCAGATGGCAACACTTGCCATGGAGGCCCGGCGCTTAGGTATCGCGCGCAAGCCCCTGTTCGTCGTTCCGAACCACCTGACGCTGCAATGGCGGCAGGAGTTCTACAAGCTCTACCCGAGCGCATACATTCTCGTCGCCGAACCGGACGACTTCTCCAAGGGCAACCGCGAGAGGTTTTTTTCCAAGATCGCCACGGGCGACTGGGATGCGGTCGTCGTCGGCCACTCCTCCCTCAAGAAGATCCCGCTGCCGGATGCCACCGAGCAGGCGATATTCGAGGAGCAGATCGAGGAAATCTCCAACGCCATCGAGCAACTGAAAACCGAACGCGGCGACCGCCACATCCTGCGCGACATGGAGCGGATCAAGAAGAACTTGCAGGCCAAGATGCAGGAGCGCGCCAACGCGCGCGGCACCCGCGACAACGTGCTGTCCTTTGACGAACTCGGCATCGACGGCGTGTTCATCGATGAAATGCACGAGTTCAAGAACCTGTTTTACAACTCGCGCATGGACCGCACGGCCGGCATGGGCAACCCCGCAGGCTCGGCCAAGGCGTTCGATCTGTTCGTGAAACTGCGCTGGCTCACCGATACTCTCGGGCCGAAGGCGCTGCTCGTGACGGCGACCGGCACCCCGGTCAGCAACTCCCTGGTCGAGATGTACACCATGCAGCGGTACATGCAGTACCAGACCCTCAAGGGGCTCGATCTGCATGTGTTCGATGCGTGGGCGGCGCAGTTCGGCGAAGTCGAGCACGTCTACGAGGTGAAGCCCTCGGGCGTTGGCTACCGGCAGAGCAACCGCTTCTCCAAGTTCGCCAACCTGCCGGCGCTCATGGCGCTCTACAACTCGTTCGCCGACACCATCACGCTCGAGGACTTGAAGGGACAGGAGGAGGCGCAGGGCCGTCGCTTCCCGGTCCCGAAGATCGCCACGGGCCGCCCGGTCAACGTCGTCGCCCAGCGATCCCCGCGCGTCGCCGATTTCATGGGCGTGCCGCAGGTGCAGCGCAACGAGAATGGGGATCTTGCCTTCAAGTGGCAGCCTGGCGAATGGGACATCACCAAGGACGAGGCGACCGGCAAGTTCAAGGCGAAGATCCGCGACGAAGGCGCCCAGCACTGGTACGAGGCGGGCACCTATGAAACGGAGGCCGATGCCAAGGCGGCGCTCGTCGCCCGTGCGCTGGCCCCGGTCA